TGAAAAAGTTGGTAATGGTTATGTTCACTTTCCAAAGCACCTGGACACAGAATATTTTTTACAACTACAATCAGAACGTATTAAGACAAAATATATAAAAGGTGTTGCAACTAGAGAATGGGTGCAAATAAGAAAAAGAAACGAGGCGTGGGATTGTTTTAATTATGCTTATATATCTTTTATATCTTTAAACGCTAACTTAGACAAAATCAAAGAAAGCTTAGAAACAAAACCAAAAGAACAACCACAACGAACAAAAATTAAAAAAAATTTTATAACTAATTGGCGAGATTAAATGACAAATGTATTAACAACAGTTCAAGAAAAAATACCGTACACAATATATTCAGGCGATACGGCTATATGGAAAATTACAGATTTAAACACAGATTATTCAAATTCAACACACACTCTATCTTACTATTTTAGACTAGAGAGTACAGGCGCGGGATTTACAGTAAACGCGTCCGCCGACAACGACGATTATTTAATTACTTTAAGCGCGTCAACAACTGCGGGTAAGACAGCAGGGATATATCATTATATCGCTTATGTTACTCGTGCTAGTGATAGTGCTAGAGTTACCGTTGATCGAGGTCAGATTGAGGTTAAACCCAATTTGGCGAGTAGTAGCGCAGACCCGCGTTCACACGCAAAGATAATGATAGATAAAATTGAAAGTCTATTAGAGGGTAAAGCAGATAAAGATGTTTCAAGTTATTCAATCGCAGGACGTTCATTAAACAAAATGAGTGTTCAAGAATTATTAGAATGGCGAACTCATTATAAAGCAGAATACAATAGAGAAATTGCTAAGATGAGAAACGAAAACGGCGACGGTTCAGGAAACACCATTAAAATATCTTTCGGGAATACGGCGACACTTGGTTACTACGATCATCACAGAAATAGAAAATATAAAATCGGTAACTAAGGATAATTAAAAATGGCAGAATGGTATAAATTTTGGAATAGAAATAAAAAGACCTTTAAACGAAAAGGTTTTGACGGTGCGGGTAGCAACCGTTTAATGAATGACTTTGTTGGTGGAACAAGATCAATAGACGACATTTTAAAAAACGATATTAGAAAATTAAGAGATAGATGTAGAGATTTAAGTCGTAACAATGAGTTTGTTAGACGTTACATAAATCTAATGAAAACT